CCAACACCACCAGTAACTACTAGCGTACCACTAGTTGAGCTTGTACTGCCAGCGTTCTTAGTAAAAGTTACGCTGTCGTTAGCTGTTAGTGTTGTAAATGCGCCTGTACTAGCTGCGGTACTACCAATACTAGTATTATTAATTACACTGCCACTAAGTGTTGCGTATAGTGTGCCACCAACACGCATGTTGCCCATAATATAGGCACCACCATTATTGACTACTAGGGCGCCAGTTTGTACTGTAGGGCCAGCATTAGTTGCATCTGTAATTGTTAAGACACCGCCAGCAAATACTGCACCAGCAATACCAACACCACCACCCACTGTAAGTGCACCAGTTGTTGTGCTTGTGCTTGCTGTAATTGGTAGTACATTTAATTTTGTACGATCTAGTTGAGCAACCTCTACAGCAGCATTGCCAGCAGCATTTTCTGCATAGAAGTGTAGGACACCATCACTAGCACCTGGTGTAGTTTCTGCTATAATATAGGTATAACCATCTACAGATTTTACGCCGCCTAGTGAACCCCACTGAGCACCATTGTAACCTTCAAAACTTGAAGTATCTGTGTTATATCTAACAGTGCCCTGCACTGCTGGGCTGCGCTGAGCAGTTGTACCAACAGGTATCTTTAAACCATTTGTACCAGATACGCTAACATATCCTGTGCCATTAGGTGTAAGTACGATATTTCCATTAGTATCTGTACTGCTAATAGTATTGGCATTGATGGTAATGTTGTCAACATTCCACTCATCAACCTTTTTGCTACTATCAACAATAACAGCACTGCTTGCTGTGACTGTACCGTGTACGTGATCTAACAGGTCAGTAAAGTATTTACCACCGATTACATACTGGCTAGCAGCAATACCATTGGTTTCGTTTCCAAAACCAAAATATAGTCTGTCACCGCCGTTTGCTTGTGTACCAGTACCTGCACTATAAGCTAATTCACCATTTGCTAGTGAGGGAGCTAGGGCAGTACTAGAACGCTTGATACGAATAATTGAAGCCATTTCTTATCTCCGATTAATAATAGCCACCTTCCATATTCTGGGCATCAAGCGTTGTGGTTGCTACCCATTTTTGTACTAAGGTTTGATATACTAAGAGTCCGCCATTTGTTAAGTTAGTTAAATCTATGTCAGTCATAGCCTGTATAGTCGTAGCACCAGCGGGACCCATTAAACCGGCAACTACAACCTGAGGCTCTTTACGTTCAATAACTACTTGATTGTTTTTCTCGGTGACAATTACCTCAGTTGTCATCGTGTAACCTCCTGTATTAAGGTTAGGTTGCCTTGAATAAATGTTGTTACGTCGCCGTTGCTATCAGTTAGTTCTAGGCTATAAATTGCTGTGGGAAAATTAAATAGCGCAGTTTGTGCGCTGGTCATTGTTACTGTAATTGTATAGTTTGCGGTATCTATTGATATACCACCATTTAGGTGTGTAAGTTCTAGTATTACTGAACTATCAATAGTTTCACGTAGTTGCATTTTAGCTGTAAAACCTGTTAGTGGTATTGGAGTATTCCACTCTACAACACCGCCGCTAGTATAAGTTGTATAGCCTGCACTATTTACTTGGTTTAGGGTTATAGTATTATTGCCTGCACCAGTAGCAATATAGTAACTATCTTCAGCAGTCATGTTAATTTCTTTCATGCCGCCTGCACCTGTAACGCGCACACGCCAACCACTAGGAATACCGTGATTTGCACTAGTAGTAATTACACAAGGTGCTGCTTTTGTAATAGCACTAATGTTAGCATACTGTTTAGTTTGCGATTCCCAGCGATAGACTTCTTTAAAAGTACTACCCTGATAAATCTTATAATTAATTTTAGCAGGTGTCATTGTCATGTTACACCTTTACCTTTCTTATTGCTGCTAACTTCTTAAAACTGTTAAGTTCAGTTGTTAGTGCTGCTATATCTTGTTGAAGTTTATTATTTTCTATACTTAACTTAGTTAGCTGAGTGTTTAGCTCTACAATCTCATTTTGCAACTTAGTTAGTTCCTCAGTGAGCTTAGCATTTTGTGTACCCATACGCTCTAACTCCTCGTGCATCATTTTAATAACACTGGTTTCTGCATCGGTACTACGCCACTCTTTTACTAATTTTTGTATACCTACGCCTAGGGCAATTAAGGCCATTCCTGCTACACTAATAGTTTGTATCAGGCTGTTATTCTCTACAGCATCCATTGCAGCTCCTCTTTGTTAGCAGTGGTTAACATACAGGTTTAATTGTAGCTAGTCTGCCAACTAATTTTAGTGGCTCCGCTGTTGTCAAGTAAAAATATTTAAACCTTTCTCAACTCTTGTATATTATATCACAAGGGCAAAGACTTGTCAACTATAAAAAATGCCCTGCTCAATCGTTATTGAGCAGGGCATTGAGCGGAACTTTTTGAGTTCTTTGTTAGTCGACCTGTGGTTTCCAAGTTGGTTTAGTCAGCTCGGTCGCCAGGTCGGGGTAGATTTGTCGATCTAAAATCACTTAACAAGTTAAGTGATTCTATATGCTCCTGTACCGCTAGCATTACTATTATTATATGCACCAAATTTTAGTGTATAATTACCAGTACTTGACACACTATAAGAAAAATAAGATGCTAAGCCACCAGCGGCGTCATCATCAACAATAACAGTAGTACCAGAACCGTTTACTAGTCTTATATAACTATCAGTACCATTCCACACTATACCAGGAGCCCAGCTTGCACCAGTTGGTCCAGTACCTGCCTGCAACGTTTGTCCAGCTACTAAAAATAGACTTACATTAACAGTATTATTAGTAGCGTTATCGCCTCCAGTAATATTATAGCTTACATATACTGGGCCACTTGCAGGTGGCGGAGGTGGGGGTGGAGGTGGTGGAGGAGGCGGTGGAGGGGGTGGTGGAGCTGGCGGTGGTGGTGCTGGAGGAGGTGGTGGAGGTGGTGGAGGAGGTGGTGCCCAATAGTAGTAAAAAGTTGTTGTTGCCGTACCTGGTGCCTCATTAGAAGTCCAATCAATACGGTTATACCAACCAGTACTATCTGCATTTGTCCAACCATCTGCACCATTTGCAGTATAGGTAAACGTCTGAGATCCTGGATTAATTTGTCCAATATTAGACACATTATTTGGACCTGCAGTTATACCGCCGCCACTATTTCTAAATGTAATACTAGCATTTAAATATACTGTTGTAGTTGCTGGCTGATCTAATCCTACTATAATACTAAAATATTGACTAGTTGGGTTAGCTGGGCTTACATACGAATTACTAGTACTTAGCGCAGGTGGAGGTGGCGGAGGAGGTGGAGGTGGCGGCGGAGGAGGTGGAGGTGCTACATATCCACAAGTTGGGCTGTTGTATTCCTGAACCTGATCATAATATCCACCAGAGCCATTAGCATAGCGATAGTACAGTGTATAACCACTACAGTATTGACTTAAGTAGGTACCACTAGCAGGATTTACTGTAACCGTTGCTTGAGCGCTGCCACTATTTTGAGCATTAAAAGCACTAAGGGTATAAGTTGTAGTTGAAGTAGGATATACAACAACACTGCCACTTCCTACAGTAATCCCGCCTACACCATTATTAATGTTTGCATATGTAGCATTTGTAGTTGTATAGCTTAGTGTACTAGATTGACCAGCAGTAATTGTACTAGGACTTGCACTTAGGGTAGCGCTAACACCTGGTACTGTTGAAGTACTATTAATAGTAAGTGTACCAAATGCATTAGTTGCTGTAAGTGTATAAGTAGTAGTTTGAGCTACGTTAGTTTCTAATAAACTGCTTCCTTGTGTACCTAAGCTAGTTGCCTGATAGCCTTGATCGCTGTCAATTCTTACAGACGGCGTAGGATTACCGCTAATAGACCAATCACCATAAATATTTGCTACACCAGTATGGGTACTAGGGCTAACACTAAATGTTCCACTAGGTGCTGCTCCATCTCCTGGTATTCTAATATTTCCTGTGCCTGTGGCAAGTGACCCACCAATATAGGCACCAAATCTAAAATATTCGTCTAATTCTATTACTCCATCTGCTGTTGGTGTAATACTAAGCGTAACGCTACTACTATCGCTGCTACTAGATGAAGTCCAGCTTGAGGGGCTAATACTTACCTCAGCACTAGCATTTGTTCCGCTTGTAGGAGCTATTGTTTGAAACGTAAAAGTAGTGTTTCTAATATTTTCAGCTGTAAATGTTACGCTATAAGTGGTGCCCTCATTCATTGGATCTGGAATAGCTCCAAAGTAATAATTAGGTGCACCTTTAGCAATAATTTTAATATTACTACTAGTAGCCAAAACTGTTCCTGCACTGTTTCTAGCTTCTATTCTAAAAAATTCGTCAGCTTCTGTGTTATAGTCTTGTGTTGCTGTAAAGTTTACTTGCACATCTATATAGTTAGAATTAACATACGTGCTGCTAGTTAGTAAGCTAACTTCACCACTAGCATTTGTACCACTGCTAGGACCAACTAAGTAAAAGTATGCTGTATTTCCAGACCAATTACTTGCAAAAAAGGCTATACCATATGTAACGCCTTCATGTATTTCTGCAGGTGGTGTACCAAAACTCCAGGAAGGTACTGGTGTTTGACTGGTATCATTTATAGTTGTACTAGTTGCTGAACTGGCTGTATCATAAAATATATCGCTAAAATTACTAGTAGTTGATAGTTGCCACTTAAAGCTTTCTGCAGTAGACTCAGTTGTAGAATCTGCTGCTATACTAACACTAAGATTTTGTGAGCTTCTAGGCCACTGATTAGCCCAACTGCCACTAGTACTGCTGGTAAAATCACCGGCACTAGTATTAGTACCAACAATTCTCCAGTATAGTGTTCTGTCTGTGGTATCTAATAGCGTGAAACTAAATGTGGCGGTATCACCTTCATTAACGCTACTAGGCGCACTAACACCTTGTAATTGTGGCTGAGGGGTACCAGTCCATAAACTAACACGTATATTACTAATATTATTGTTTAGGGTTGTTGCAGAAAATCCTGACACTGTCCAATAATTACTAAAAGTATAGGATCCAGAGTAAACTCCTATAGCACCATAGTAAGTTCCAGCTGCTAGTGTTAGCGATAATCTACTACTATAATTAACGCCGCGATTGTCTATACCATCGTCATCACCTGCTCCAGATGTGTGCTGCAATATTCCACTGCTATTATATACAGCTATACTGGTATCTACACCAGTTGCACCTATGGGTAGTTCATGTTCAGTACTAAAGATTATAGTAGTTTGGCTGCTTAGGGTCCATGTTACCCAATAGACTCCACTGCTTATATAACCACCACTTAAACTTTGTCCAAGAGTATTTAGTGATATTGATGCTGCGCTAGGTGCTGGTGTTAAACTAGTATCTCTAATTATTACACTAGTATTTACATCAGTATACGAATCTAATCTAATAGTAAAGGTTTCGTCGCCTTCAGTTGCACTATCAGAACTAGCTGTATAGTTTAATACTGTACCATTACTAACTGTACCAGTTAAGCTAGCACCACCTATATCTGCACTACTTACTCCAAGAATACTATAATTAAAGCTACCAGCCTGGTTAGTTGTAAATGTTATACTAAAACTACCTCCTTCATTTACTTCGCTAACGCTGCGGGTAAATGTTCTAACTATAGGAGTTGTACTAGTATCGTTAACATTTATTGGTCCTATTAGCCCCCAACGATTAGAGTCTACAGGGCTGCCACTATTCCAAGTACCTGCAGTAAAGAAATAAATATAAAATTGCTCTGTGCCCTCTGTTGTAGCATCGGCATTTAATGTTACTGTAATTGTTTGTTGCGCTCCCGCCCCGGTAGCACTTTGAAAAGTGTTCGTTGCTGGCGTATAGCTAGATACATCTCCTGTGCTAAAACCAGCTCCGCCTACTATTTTAAAGTAAATACTTTGAACTACGCTATCTTGTATAGTAAATACAATACTAGTACTATTTCCCTCGTCTACGGGATTAGGCGTTATTGAAACATTGGATATATTTAATGTTGGCGTTTGGCTAGTGTCATTAACACTTACTGTTGGGCTTTGATATAATAGTGTAGTGTAACTGCTATCACTATAAAATCCTATACTAAAACTTTCTGCTGTAATTTCAGTTGTATAATCGGTTTTAATTGTAATATCTGGTAGTGTTCTTTGTACTTGCCCTACAACAGTATAAATAGTTCCACTTAAACTAGTATCTACATCTGCACTAGTAAAGTTTGCGCTGCCATTTGTTTTCCAGTAAACTGGTACATTGGCTACGGTAAAATCTAATGTAACTGTTAAGCTTAAAGTTTTAGTAGTAGTTTCATTTAAGTATATTAAACCAGTACCACTATCAACACTAGGACTCGCACTATATAGCGATACTGTAGGTGCAGGAGTTTGACTAGTATCATTTATTGTAATACTTTGTGTATCATAAACACTACCATTAGCGTCTACTAATTCAAGCAATAATGTTTCTGGGCTACCAGCTTCAGTAGTTAAGTCGTTAGTTATGCTAACTGACCAATTTCTAAAAATAGATAATATTTCTCCACCACTATAAACGGTAGTAAGAGTTACAAATCCACTTGGACTAATTGTTACATCACTACTATTAGCTGTACTACCACTAGCTATTTGTAATTTAAAGGTCCTATTATCATAAGTATACTGATTGAAATCCCAATCGCCTCTAACAGTAGCTGTTTGTCCCTCGTCTCTGCTAGAAGTAGCAGTTGTTAAATTAACCATAGTTCCCTGTGTAGGAAACTGGCTAGTGTCATTAATAACTATTTGTATTGTTTGACCAGTTGCGGTTAGTATAAGTGTAAAAGTTTTTTGACCGTCTGTTCTATTATCTGCTGTAGTATAAAAAGTTTTCTCTGTATAACCACTCTGAAATGTACCTTGTATGGCAGGAAATGTTCCACTAGTAGCTACATTACTACCATCTAAACTATCCAATCCGCTAACAGTATAACCTAATTGAGTTCCTACAGCAACATATGTAGTATCTACTCTAATAGTAAAACTACTACCTTCACTAATAGCACCAGTAGCTGGAGTCTTTGACAATACATAGCTAGCAGCTGGAGCTGGAGTATTTGTAAGTGTAAAAGTAAATATTTTAACTATTTCGTCTGTTACACTATCTTTAAGAACAAAATCAACTTGCTCTGTGTCATCAAATTCATCTATTAGTGCTGTTATAGGAGTAATTGTAGCTTGTCCATTTGAACCAATAGTAATTGTGCCTGTTAGCGGTACATTAAGATCTATAGATAGTAGAGTACTACCTGTCATCATATAATTAAATGTTGTACCGGCTGGAACATTAGTAGTACTTATAGTTATAGTAAACGGTGTGCCTTCACTAGGTGAACTAGGAGTAGCAGTAATATTATAGGTAGCAGAAGGAAAAGTTCCGCCGCTAGTAACAGGATACCTATTACCATCAGAAATAATAATAAATCCTTGGCCAGCACCATCTACAGAATATTGAAATGTTCCTATGGATTCCTGTTCAAATATAATATTTCTAAGATAAGGCTTTATAGCAACTTGTGTGGCGCTAGTACGTCTATAAAATGACATTGCCTCAAAAATAAAATAAGGATCTCCTACTTGCACCTGATACTGATTAGCTCTGCCACCAACTGCTGGTGCACTAATAGTAGAATACAGTTTAGGTAAATAAAATATTGGTTTTGAAAAGGTATAACCAAAATTAAAACTAGTAGGTGTACCACCAGGCACATATGGAAATACTGTATCAATAATAGGATTGGCCGTAGCTATACTTGCACGTAAACTAGGATATGGATGATACAATAGCTGTCCTTCAACAGGTCTAAATATTTTTTGACCTGTATCAAACGTGCATAGGCCTGCAGCATTAAACATCTGCATACCATAAGTACCACTGCTACTAGTTAAATTAATATGTTCGTGACAAAATAGATATACTTCTGGTATATCACTACTGCCTTCTTTATAACTACCGTCTGGATTATTATATGTACTAGGAACTAATGCATATATTGTAAAAGCACCATTAATTCCAGATTGCCAATAATTATCGCATGCATACCAAATTTCAGTATTTGGCATGGTTATTAGTGCAAATCCAGTTTTTTGATTAACGCCGTGATTAGGTGCAGTATAATTTAATGTATAAGCTCTAAACTCTAACTGTGTAGAGCCACCGCTACCGTCACCTTCTCTAAACTTAACAGTATATGGGCCTGTTGTTGTAGGCCCATATAGTGTAGCTTTTGCATGAAACCACGGTTTAGGGTAGTCGCTATCTAATAAATATTCGTTAGCGTTATTAAAACTTTGTAATCCGTATGCCATTATCTTACAAAAACAAGTATAGTACTTGTTCTCCTTGTTCCTAAATCTGAGCTACTTAACTGAGAATATTGTATGCCAGGATATGATTCTGGACTAGTATATAGTCTAATATCCTGGTCTCCATTTAATAACGTTATCCAAAATATTGTTCTGTTAACTAGATTAGGCAGAGTACCAAAAGATCCTTGTGCCTGTCCATTAAAAAGTATTGTACTGTTACCAGTTGAAGGTATTGTTATACTTCTAACAAATACTCCAGCATTTATACTAGAACTAGAATCCAGTTCTAGTAATCCTGCAGTATCAAATAATTGTAGGCCATATGTTGTAGCCATTATAATAATCCTATTTTAACGCGTAAAACATTACCGTCATATACTTCTATTTTATTATTAAACAATCTCATATAACTTCCGCTGCCAGTACTACCAATAACTAATTTTCCGGCATCTATACTACCTGCTCCAATTCTAGCTGCATCTAATGTTCCTGTAGTTATTTTTCCGGCGCTAATACTTCCAATATATGCTTCTCCTATTGCTGCTTCTTGCATAAAAGTAGCTACATTAGTAGAACTAATTTTATTATTCGAAGTAATAGTAGTAAAAGATCCAGTACCAGCATTGCTTAATGTTACTACGCCATTAGTCTCTGTTATACTAATTTGTCCATTAAGTATTCCCACAGGTGCATTACTTAAATCAGTTTTAACTGCACCAATACTAGTTGCTGTCACATTACTATTTAATATGTCTGATGGGGCATTAGTTAGATCAGTTTTTACTGCCGCTAACCCTACGGCATCAATAGAGGTGCTTGTACCACCACCTTGTAGTGAATAAACTGCACCTGTTTTACTAATATATAAATTATTATTTAATATTCCTGCTGGAGCATTAGTTAAATCAGTTTTAACTGCACCTATAGTAACGGCAGTAATATTACTATTTAATATTCCTGCTGGAGCATTGCTTAGATCAACTTTGACTGCACCTAGACTAGTAGCGGTAATATTACTATTTAATATTTCTGCCGGAGCATTAGTTAAATCAGTTTTAACTGCTCCTAGACTAGTAGCTGTAACGCTACTATTATCTATTGCACTAGGATAACTACTACTTATATTACTCCAGTCAAGTGCTGTACCCGATCCAAATAGTATATTACCATTAGTATCTTTAATAGTTAAATTTCTGGTATCTATTCTTGCTGCTAAAATGCTTCCTGTGGTTATCTGCCCGCCATCAATCTGTGTTTGATTATTGAACCCAGCAATAGTATTAGTACCATCCGTTACTTGCGTACCGCTACTAAACGTAACTAGTCCACTAAATCCGACTGCTTTTGTAGGTGTACCAAAAGTAAGACTACCACCAGTTCCAGTAGTTGTATCAGTATCACCTTCTAAGGCTGTAAATGATGCTACCCAATATCTGTAGGTATTATTAGCCACAAATGTTGGTGCAGCCTTACTCCAAGTACCATCTCCAATAGTTCCTCCAGTAAATACTGCTGTACTAAAAGTAAAGCTGGTAGCTGTGGGAGTTGCTGGAACTGTATCATCAGTTGTATAAGCGGTTTTATAAACAACACCAGTAGCTGTTCTTTTCCCATTAGTGCCTACACCATCAGCTACTATGCTATAGTATAATGTTTTATTGTAGACTATACTTTCAGCTGTGGCTTGCAGTGTTACGATAACGCTACTTGTATCCATAGGATATACTGTTACACTAGTAGCACTACTACTAGTAACTGCACTGCTACTACTAAAACTTCCTCCACTAACTGTCCAATTATATGTGGGGCTAACTAAGTTCTGAGGACTAGCTGTTAAGGTTCCAGAATTAGCAGGAGTGTATACTCCTGCTGAGCTACGTTTAAAACTAACTGCAGTAGCTCCAAGTATATCTATACCTTTTGCAGGAGCACCTGTATTACCTCTAGGTATACTTATGTCTATAGTATTTGTAGCTCCGCCATCTGTTACATTATTTGTAACAGTAGCAGCTGAGCCGGGATTACTCGTAGTAACAGTGCCTATATTAATAACTGCGGCTCTACCATCTTGTACAATACTGATACTAAGAGTTTTAGTTAACTCGGCAGTACCCACAGTAGCTTTAAAAGTTGCGCTAGCAGTATCAAGGGCAAGATTGGCAATTGTTGGTATTGAAATTATACCAGTAGAGCTATCTATTGTTGGATTAGTTAAATTACTACTACTAACCAAACTATAAGTAACTCCACTAGTTAATATAGTACTACCTCTAGCTACTACCATTTGACTAGAAACAGGTAGTCCGCTAAGTACAGTACCGGCTGCATTTAATGTAACAGTTTGATTCTCATTTACAAGTGCAGCATTGAGTGCATCACTACCTTCTTCGAGATAATATACACTCATTTGATCGAACACGTCAATGGTAGCGACTACAGTACTTTGTACTCGTACCTTTATTAGCTTTGTGCTTGTATTACTAAAACTACTTAGTGTATATGTTGAACTAGTTGCACCATTAATTAATACGCCATCTGCATACCATTTATAAGTTGCGCCAGCTATATTAGCTATTGTAGCATCAAAAGTAATACTACTAGGACTAATTGTACCATTATTTTTTGCTTTTACAAATGCTTGTCCTGTACTAGTTAATAATACAATAGGTGCAGTACTACCTGGACGCTGTTTACTAACATTTAATACTAGATCTATAGAATATGTTTCGCTATTATTTTGCGGATTTGTATAAACTGCACGTAGGGTAATAGTACCTACTAAATCGGTAATACCTGTAATCGTATACACACCTGTACTAGCTATAGTAGCAGATACTCCACCTACTGAACTACCGCTAACAACACTATATGTTACAGCTGCTGTTCCAGTAACATTTGTGCTCAAATTGTAAACAACAAAGGTTCCTGTAGCATTAGTAAATACAGCATTATTACCATCACTATCTGTAGGTATTTGAATAGGATCGCGATTTAAAAACCCACTAATAGGTAGTGCAGTATCTAATGTTGTAGCAGTAATTTGTGCTGACGTAGTGTACTCATCTGGATCTATTTTACTAACAAAAGCATATTTAATATAATATGTAGTATTATTTTTAAGATCAGTTAGTGGTACTATGCTTTGAAAACCAGCATCAAATACTAAATTGCCTGCTGCAGGAGTAAAGCCACTAGTTTCACTTATCCATACCTTTAAACCCTGCAAATCATCACGAACAGAGACGTCCGCTACCTGCAGTGTGCCGGTAGTGGAATTATCATCAATGTCAACAGCGTTAAAAGGCTGCGTAAAATAAAGGTATAAGGCTTTTGGGCCGCTATTTACTGTTAGTGACATATACCTTCCTTACTGAATCGTCTTAATTAATATACTACCTAAAACACTAGTTGAACTATAACTATTTGTGTTACTAAGGGCTCTGCAAGCTACTCTATAATTTATTCCGGTTTGACTAATACGTCTATTACCATTAGTACTTGGTAAATCTAGCAAGTTAAATACGGCTTGGGTTCTGCTTTGAGCTTTTAACATATTAGTACTGTCCCAAGTAGCTGTCCAAAAATCTCCGGTACCAGTATTTCTGTAGAGTCTAAATTCATAGGTTTTATGATCGCTAGGCTCACTATTTCCAGTGCTTAGAATAGGCTTAACAATAATATTTGTTCCCTGTAATGTTATCATAACATCATTTGGTGTAAATGAATTTGTAGTTTTTCCAGTAATAGTGCTGCCAAATTCATCACTCCACGGACCTGCTATAGATCCTGACCCATTCTTATATCTAGCCCGTGCCTTATATACTTTATCTGTTTCTAGGCCTTTAATAGTAATACTTACAGCATCTTTTCTTGTAGTATAAACACCTACTTGTTTAGTGTCAGTAAAACTCTCATTGCCTAAAACGATTTGAAACTCTACTTGCTCAGCTATTACAGGTAAATTTGCAGCATTTTCCCAAGTAACAATAGTTATGTTCTGATAGCTGCCAGTTGCAATTTCTTCGCTTAAAGAACTATCACTAGACATGCTAATTATTTTAGGTGTACCAACAATAGTATTTTGAACAGCTTCACTGGCTATGCGCTTTGTTATTATGGGTGTATAACTTGGCATAGAAGGTGTTGCATCGTTAAACGGATCAAAAGAAAAATTATATAAACTTTCAGTATATTCTACTAAAGTTAATTTAGCTGAAGTATTACTGGTGGTCTCTATGCTTTGAATCAATAAATCTTGGCTAACTTTATTAACTTCGCCTAGCATAAATAAATCGCCAACTTTAACTGTACTATCAACTGCTGATGCTAAGGTTATAGAATTATAAGATGCGGTTGTTGGTATAGCTGTAAGTGTTCTTTCTATGCTACCACTACCTATAGTTGCTGAAATATTGTCTGTTCTAATTCTTATTTGATATGATTTACCAGCTTCAAGTATTATGTCTTCTGTTAAAGTTAATACTAATTTATTAGTACTTATTTCGCGTATTCTTCCACTACCATTTCCCCATAGAGGAATATCATGTGTAACTTTTACTCTATCGCCTCTGGTACTTACCAAATACTCAAAATCTGTGTTTATAGTAAATACTTCTGGACGATACTGTAACTGAGCAAAATGCCAACGTGCAAAATATCTAACTTGTTCAATTTTTGTTATGCCAGGTAACTGTAATTCTTCTATTACTTTTGCGGTGTTAACAGTTTTATTAAAATTTGCTACCAATACTTCTGTAGTTTGAAAACTATTACGTTCATCAGGAAAACTTATTCTAAAAGCATCAGGTAACTTTGGTAAATTTTTTGTTGCGTCAAATCCCCAACTATTGTGTGGTGTAAAGTGCTGTATAACATGTGGTCGAACTTTATCGATAACCACAGACCATTTACCATCAATAAATACAGGGCTAGCCATACCAGCAGCACAAATATCTTGAAGTATACTTAATATACTTGTTGTATCTGTTACTACTCCATTATATGTTAGCCTTGGTCTAACTCCTGCTACTGGAGTGTCACAATACTGATGCCATTCTGTAATTGCTGTGCTATCAATATATTTCCATGGATCGCTAGGGTCTACCCTATAGGCATTAGCAGGATGTGTTAAGACATATACAAATAAACTAGCGGGATTATCTATTAATTGATCTGCTATCCATCCCTTAGATGTACTACCTGGAATAGTTGTATAATCTAGACCTTTTGTTTGCACTAGTGCATTTATGCCGTCAACACTGCCGTTAACTTTGCCACTACTTTCAATAACAATACCAGTTCTACAAATGCCTATACCTGGTGGAGGTGCTATTGTTGTACCAGTTTTAAAAGCTGCTGCTGATAAAAATTGCGACCTAAAGTTATGTCTATAATCGTTTTGATGATCTGGATCGCTTGTGCTTGTACGCCGTAATTTTACTCTGTACTGGCCTGGTTCTAGATTATCCCAGGTTATAGGATAATTAAAACCATCTTTGTAGTTACTAAATTCATTATCTCCTAGAGTAATATAATTTGCTCCAGGTACAAAATTAACTATATTATCTGGTATAAACAGTATTCTTACAGCTACTCCACAATTACTACTACCAGCAGTAGTAACAGTTTGTTCATCAGCATTATTACTAGCTTTTACTCTAACTACTTTATTACCAGCACTAAAAAATTCTGTGGTAGTATAGTCTGCACTGCCGGATGCTAGTGTTGTTTTAGCTCTATAGCAGTTGTCAGGTATATTAATAACTGTATCACCAATTATTATTTGACCAGCATAGTTGTCTATACTAGCTTGAATAGTATAAGTGCCTTCATATGGAAAATTAACAACCATTTGTTCATCAAAGGTATTAGTAGTGCCTTTCCATACAGCAAAAGCATTCATAAAACTTTGGTCGTTTCCTGTAGTTGGCCCCCATGCTCCATTATTAGTAGTATTAATTACATTGGTAAATTGTCTACTAGTCCAAACTGTGATTCTGCTTGGTAGTCCTCCACCAGCAGTAGGTGCTAGTTCGCTAGTTACACCTGATTTTAAACTGCCTAATGATCCAGGACCAATAGTAATTTTCCATCTGCCTGTATCTGTTGGTCCAAGGGCAAGACCACTACTATCATATGCCATGTCTTGTACGGCTGTAGCAGTAAATAACCACCCATTATAAATATATGTATTAGTTATAACATCTGTAGTATCTAGTGGGTCAGTGCTGTAATTTATAACTGTGCGAATAACTTTATGCCCATCAGGTATTACAGGCTCAAAAGAATAATTGTTTTGTATATTTAATAATTCGCTTAATTGATTACGTTTTAATAGTTCTATAATTGTACTATTAGGATTTCCTTTGGTAGTACTAACAGAACCTCTAATTGCTTTAATACCATTTTTTTCGGTTATGCAATATGCAGTTTTTTGATATAATTTATATGTTGTACCCTGTCCATCTACATCATATTCTGTTACAGATTGACCAGTAAGCGTATCTTCGAACACTACACTGCTTGTCCAATTATTAATAATTGTAGCATTACCGCCACTAACTTTCTCTAATACAGCTTGAATAGTTACCTCGGACGAACTGCTTTTACCGTCTTTAGTACTAATTTTTCTTAAACCTTCTGGAAAACTAACAATAGCCTGTACTCTAGTTGCCTGTGTTTCTGCAAAGGTTACGGTTTCTTCATTATTACCACTAGCGTCATTTTCTAGCTCAACATTTTTAAATTGCTGCTCTACTATATTTGGGTATAGTTTGTTAAACTCCGTAATCTTATCTGTTTCGGATTCTGTGCCACTAGTATTAACATATCCAGCAATAGTTACTGGTTTTGGTATAGCATCAGCATTATTACTTTGGTAGTAATAATCTAGCTTATTAGCACCAATATACATTTCATTCATGTCTACATTTAGTGGTCCAAAGCCCCAAACTAGTTGTAGATTCATATAGCTAGTAGTAGTTTGTGTGTCTACATATGGTACGCTGCCTAGGGGTGGCGTCATACGAACTCTGCCCAACACTACTGGTATAGCTCCATATTGATTTGCTCTATTACTAGCACCATTAAAAAGATTTAACTGGCGGCCGGTGTCAGCATTTTCTAGCTTTGGAGGTCTAATAGGTACTAGGGCATTAACTAGTGCAATACCTGCAGCGCTAATAGCTACCTTAGTTGCTGCAATAGCGAATGAACTAGCACCAACTTCTGCTCCAAATATTGCTTTTGCGGCTTCAGGGGCATATTCGGTGGCAAATATTACAACTGCTATAAATAGCAGAGTTCTTAAACCATTTCTACCTTGTGGTATAGTTTTATAGGTAACAGTTTGACCAGCTGATAAAATTGTAGATTGCCAGCGATCTTTTGGTACAGCTATGCCATCAACAGCTACAATTATTTGTTTAAATAGTTTCTCACTAACCTTATATTTTTCACATATATAATCTACGCACTGTTTTACAGTTAAACCTGCGGCAGCATAATCTAAAATTCTGTGCGTTTTAAACGGGTGCGGGCTACCGGTTAATTGAATTATGCTGCTCTTTGGAGCATAACTATAGATACCTTCTAGTCTATTTTTCCAAGCTGGTCGTAATAATGACTCAATAACTGTACTATGACCGTCGCGAGCGTGCAAAAACTTGTTATTTTCAAAGTATATACCAACATGAGTTGGTTCGCCTAGTATATTAAACAAACAAATGTCTCCTAGTTTAGGAGACATTGTTTTAGACCAGCTATCTTTATAATAATTTATAGTTTGCGGCACTTTAGGGTCGTAGCTGCCAACATACTCATCTTCATAACTAGGTAAATCTATATTAAATTCTTGCTTATAAAATAGGCGTACTAATCCCCAGCAGTCTAAGCCGTCATCTGTTCTACCGTTTTCTTTATACGGTATTCCAATATATTTATCATACATAATTAAAATAGTCCTGGAAAATAAATTGGCGTAAAATTAAAAGCTGGAAACGGCTCTCTACTATAACTAATCATATTTAGTTCAAAAGTTATTTGAGTAGCATTATAGCTTACATTACTTATAAAAAAGTTACTAAATTCTGCTTCTACATAATTGGGTGAACTACTCAATACTAATTCTATTTTTGTACTTGCAGGCTTATTTAATGATGATCTAATAAGCTCTATCATTTCAGAAGTAACATAATTGACTACCAGTCTACAACTAGTTTCACCGCTTTCAGACTCCTGTGGCAATTGAACTTCGACTGGTATAAAAATAAATTGGCGCTCAAAACTACTAATAGTGCTTTTTACGCCATATATTACTTCATCAGTAGTTGTATAATCTAGTCGCTCTAACCATGAGTCGGCGATTCTTATTACACGCTTAGCTGTAATATTAGATACAGAGCCAGTTGCTGTAATATTAACCACAGAACCTCTAGGAGTTGTACTTAATTGAACTCTACTAGTACTATAGTTAATATTGACAACATAATAGGTTCTACCAGCAGTTAAACCACCATATGTACTACTAAATATAAGATTGTCATCAATATTATAGTTTGTAATATTTACTAATCTTACTTCGTCACTAGTAGCAAACATTTCACTAACAGTATTAGTTACTGGGTCTTCTATCTCAATTAACATAATTATGCTTTCGTCTGTTTCTGACGAAAACATAGAACGAATAGCGGATGCTGATAACCTATTTAATCTACTCATGGTAATATTTCAAACTTTAAGTTAGCCTGCCAATATCCTGGGGCTTTGTAAATAAGAGTATAAAATTCTCCATCACCTTGTGGAACAACTCTACATTCTATTGCTGCTCCAGTTCTAGGGTGGGTAAAATCAAATCGCTTTGTACCCTTTAGCGTATTTAATATAAAAGACTCTAATGTATTTGTTTGGGCAGTAGTCATTATAAAACTAAGCGATAATTGTGTAGGTCTTTTACCACGAACCCGCTGTTTAGCGGGCCCGCTGTCCATACTACTTCTAACTATATTTATACCAATAGTTTCTTGAAAGTCTTTTTGAGGACTTTGTGGTAAACTAGAATCCCAAGGTAATCCTACCATAATTATCTCCTAACCATTCTTGGTTTGGCTCCAAATCCTGCTAACATAGCTTGTTGAACACTACTATTATTGGACGTCATTTGATCAGCTACTATGTCTCCAATAACTACTTCAACTCTACGATTACCTCGTGCATCAACTGTTTCCTTAGTTTCCGCCTTCTGTGAAGTATAGTTATTAACAACAATTTCTACATTACCTTGTTGGGCTCCTATAACACCTAAATTACCTTGACTATCTCGTCTTAGCGGCATAATAGCTTCTGGCCCTGCCTCTCCCATTAGACCTAAGCCTCTACCAGGTAAGCCACCTTTAGCGTACTTAAATAAAGTAGGACTAGCAACTATATCGTTAGTAAACATACCGCCTTTGGCATACTTGCGTAAACCTGCATCGTATACATTACCCATTGCATTAACATCTGTAAAGCCATAATCTCCTATACTGCCAGCACCTATACTAATTGCACTGCCGCCCAATCCTAAAGCACTTAACACTCCGCTAAGTAAAGGACGCAAGGTTTGAACATATAAGGCATGCATCTGTAGTCGTAATTCATAGCGCAATATATCGTCTAAGAAACTATTTATTAAGCTCTTGAATTCAAACTTGCCTGTCTTCGAAAATTGAACAATAGAATCAGCCATACCATCAAATAATTCTTTAAACTCTTTTGCGTAATTTTCAAACCTGTCACTTACTAGTAACTGGTTGCTTGCCATATCAACTGCATCTCTTGCCCTGCTTATAGCACTTCTACGGTTTGCGTCTAGTGTGTCGATTGCCTGTTGAGCTGCAATTACGCCTGCATCGCCGCTAACATTTCTACCTTCAGCAGCCCCTGCTTCTAATTTAGCTACAGTTAATTGTCGTGTTAATAAAATGCGTTCTCTATCTAAATTAGCTAAATTTTGATCTAAATCTAACTCGATGCGTCTTATATCTAAAGCTACTTGTTGTTGCTTTATCTCATCAGCAGTTAACATTCCTAAATTATTTAAAATATCTAGTCTTTGTTTTTCAAAATCTAACCCAGACATACGTTTTTGAAAATACTGATCGTCTAATATTCTAGCTGCATTTTGTTGTGCATTTATTTGTGCTGTAATATTAGCTGCTTCTTTTAACGAAATATTAAAATCGCTAGCTTTTCCAGCAGCTCCACTAATAGTACTTCTTAAATCGTCTTGTTCTTTGTTTAATTGTTTGGTACTATCTACAAGGTTTGTTAGCTCTGTTAAAGTTGCATCTTGTTCAGGAGTTAATGGCTGATCACCTTGCGTTTTAAGAATAGTGGCTCTAAAAGATTGTAACCTATCTTCTGCTTGTTTAAGAGCTTTCTTGTCAGCAGCGGCTGCAATTTTATCTTGAGCATCTCTAATTTTAGCTTCTAAGCCTGCTCTTGCTTTTTCTGCTTCTATACCTGAACCTAGTGTAGTGGTTTTTTGAGCTTCTAGACGTTTGATAGCTAACTCTTGTGAACGTTTTTCAACCATTTCTATTTGTTCAGCAACGCGAACTTGCTCGTTATAGATCGATTTTTGATCTAATAAAAGCTTCTTTCTATCTGCTTCGGTTTTTATTAAATTAGTATTGGCCGCAAAAGTTTCTTCAATTAGACCACGGGCTTTACCATCTTTAGCCTGCTTTAACATAGTATCACGCTGTAATACTTGTTGGTCTAATAATTTCTTTTCTTCTTGTATAATTATTTCGCGTTCACGCTGAACTGCAAATCTAGTTAAATTTATTTGAGCTGATAATTTTTCAGGAGTATCACTACCAATTGTGCTGATAGCTTGATTTAGTGACTCTAATTGAAAGCGTAATCTGTCTAAATCTTGTTTAACAGTTATATCTAATTCTTTTAATAAGCTAGTATAATCATTTAATGCGCGTTTTTGCTCTTGGCTCGCTAATCGGACTTGAGTTGATAGCCTACGTTGAATAATACTAAATAATCCTGGTAATTCAGCTGCTGCGGCTTCTAGTTGATCTTTTGTACCACTAGAAATCAGCTGCTCTACATTTTGACCGATGGCAATTTTCTTATCAAGGTTTTGAATACGTTTTTGAGTTGCTTCACTTTTGAATAATGCCCTATCTAATCTATCGCGCTCAGCTATATCATTAGATAAACTAATTTGTATTCGTAATAGATCTATTGAGTCTCCTAAAGCCGCTTGGCTTTTTATCATCTCAGTTTCAATATCTATCTGTCGCTTATTTAGCTCATTTTCTAGACGTGCTCCTTCTACCGTAGTTACAGGTAATTTACTCATAATTTCGCGTAAAGTATTATTTGATATTTCACGCATCTTTGAGTCAAATTCTTTTGTAGCTAACTTTACCTGTTCAAGCGTACTTTTAGTAATGAGATCTTTTGCTGTATTTGCAATTTGTGATATTCTATCTTCTATATCCGCTAGTTGCTGATTTGCATTATTGAGAATTTGTTGCTGTTCTTTTAATTTTTCTTTAATCGCTGGAGCAACACCTGCATCTCTCCAAGTTCCATCAAAGCTCTTTTTAAGCTGATCAACTTGAGCTTGCGCTCCTTCTGCTACTTTTCTAAGTTGTTCGTATCTGGGCTGTATTTCTTTAAACTCTCTAGCAATATCATTTAATGCTAGTGCTTGTGATCCAAATCTAGACAAGTCTGTTTTTGATAGTTTATCCATAGCGCCTGCAACGGCGTCAAAATCTGGCGCACCAAGTGCTTTGCCTAATTCTACACTATATTTTATACTAGTTTCAAAAAATTGGCTTAATGGGCTGGTATTTTTTAAACTGTTCATAAAACTAGTCATAGCTTTTTCAGCCTGCTCTTCACTATCTTTTAAACCTTTTAAGTATACATTAGCTTCTTGAAATTTTTCATTAGTCTTAGACTGTTGTTCGGCTAATTCTCGCAATTTACCTTTAATTTTTCCGCTATCTATACTCTCTAAGGCTGCAATTAATGTATCTGCGTCTAAAGTCTTTTTAGGATCGATTTCTAGTATTTGTCTTAGTTTTGTTTGGAATTCACTCTTGGTTTGACCAGCAGGTAAATTTTTAATACTTTGTGCTAAAGCGGCTCCAACCTGTTTACTAGTTTTTTCTTGCAGACTGTCTACAAATGGAGTAATTTCTGCTAAACCGTCCCAAAAACGATCCCATAATCCAGATGCCTTTCTAGCTTCTTCAAAACCTTGACTAACATTTTTAAGTGCTAGAGTTAATCCATCAAAACTATTGGCTCTGGCTATAACAGCTTCTGCGCTTATACTTCCGCTCCACTTTTGTAGTGTTTCTAAAGAGGTATTAGCTGTTTCTTCTAATTGATCTAAAGAATTACTTAATATTTTTACTTGTTTAGCATTTGAATTAAATATGCCATCTAATAACTGAAATACAATATAAGCTCCAGCTATCCAACTAGTTATTCGTGATAATGAGCTTACTAATATGTCAGCTCCTCTAGCTAGTGCTTGGAAAGTACCTAGTCCAACTGTTCTAATCTTACCAAGATTACTTAAATCTTTACTAGCTTGGGCTTCTTTGTATAATTCCCCTATTCCGCCAAGTACACCTAGTCTATCAACATTCTCTCCTACACGACTTCTAATATCTAGATCTGCTGCTTTTGCTCTGGCTCTACGCAGTATTTCTTCACGCTGCCATAACCCAGATAGCAGTCTGCTACGTTCTTGTAGTACGTCTTGTAATTTTTCATCTTTTTGTTCTAACGCCGTACTAGCTGTTACTAATTGTTTTTGAGCATCTAGTACTTTTTGAGCTGCTTGTGCAACTTTTTGTTTGGCTCCAGCTTCATCATTAGCATATTTAGCATTTAACTCATTAAGCTTACTTATAGATTTTTCATTAATAACATCTTCGCTGGTTGCTTTACCAAACCATTTGCTTTGTGCAACACGCTTATCCATGCCTTCGCCGCTAGCAACTTTTGCTAATTCTGCTTGCGCATCTTTTAGTTGCTTTTTAGCTGCGGCTACATTAGCTTCTAAGTTTGGTATTCCTAATCCACTAGCTACCTTCTTTGAAAATGCAAATTGAAATTGCTCGTTAATTTCTCCTGCACGAGCTTTAGCTTGATCAGCACTATCTTTTAAACCTTTATTCCATTTAGCTAATTCAGGTAATGCTTGCCTAGTAATCTTATATGCAGCACCTAAAATCGCTGCTCCAATTAATCCAGTATTATCAGCTAATAGTTTTGCTATAGGTGATACTATAGTATTTATAACAGATAAAATATCTTGGGCAGTATTCTTTAATTCTGCTAGTAGTTGATCGTAAGGATTACCGGTTTGTGCTATATCTCCAAATTTTTTCTGGCCTTCGGCAATAACTGCATTAGCAAAAGCTTGACGGCGTTCAAAATCAGTCAATTGACTTTCTGCTTTACCAACTTTACGAGCATAATCTTCTGCAGCTTTACCTACTTTAGTAAATAAACCTAATTCGTCTAATAGTTCTGGTTCTAATTTTGTAATACCACGAGTTAATCGACTAACGGCATCGCTCATATTTAAACCTAGTGCTTGGGCTGCACCTTTAGCTACTTGGCCTAGTTGTAAAAATTGATCCCGTGTCATGCCACTACTCATAGCTTTAGCTGTAGCTTCTGCAGCTTCACGTAAACTAATCATACCATCAGTAGCGTTAGCAAATTCTTTTGCAATACCACCTAAACTTATGCCTGTTGAAGCGCCTAGTTGATTTAGGCTCTTCATCATAACTTCAGTTTGCATTGCATCACGAAGTGCGTTAAATGCAGCAGTTACAGCAAATATATTTGCTGCCCAAGTAGCATACAGTCTGACTAAACCGCCTAAGCCACGAGCCTGATCTGCAAAATCACGAGCACTAGCCCCGCCGGCACCAGCAGCACCACGGGCTCTATTGTAATCAGCAACTTCGCCGCCGTCTGGATCAAATCCTGCTCTGCGCATAGCTTGCGCTCCGGATTTAGTACCACTGGCTGCAGTTAGCTGATTAACACGCTCTATTGTCTTACCAAGTTTATCGGCTTCATTATTTCTCTGTTTTAAGGTATTACCTTTATCCAGTACCGATATATTTAAATCTATGTTATTAGACATAGGGACTCCAGATCAATTTTTCTAGTCGCATATTTTTAGCGAGATTACACCAAGTATACCACAAGGGTTTTAAAATGTCAATAGTAAAAATTTTGAGTAATAAAAAAGCCTGCTAGTTTTTAATCAGCAGGCTTTTCGTTTTTGCGTTTTTTAACTAATTCATCTATTCTAATATTGTCAATCATTTTAATAATTAGCAATATTAATTTTCTATCTTCCTGGTCTATTTCCGCAAAGTCTAATATTTCTATTAAACCTACGAAACTTTTTCCTAAGTAGTTTCCGCCAAAACCTTCCCAGTCATCACGTAACATTCTATATACTGTAAATGCTTGTTGAACTTCTAAGGGAAAGTCATCAAAATCTACTGGTATTTCGCTAGCTATAGGAGTATTACCTAATAATTCACACATTTCAAAATATGTGTCTTTTGTCATACCTACTTGCTGATTAGCAAAATAGTTACGTATTTGTTCTTCTACCGCTTTAAGCTGCTCTTCGAAAAGTTTCCCAAGTCACTAACCTGTTCGCTAATAAAGCTGTCGAAATCAGTGCTGTTTTTCATTAAGTAAAGAGCGTTTTCTGCGTTATATTTTAATTCGTCGTCAGGATTCAAACTACTAACGTCTACTGGAGCTAACTGTTCAAGATAGCTAATTTTTAATCCTGTCCAGCCGCGTACAGCATTTTCAACATATAGTTGTAAGAATAGTTCGTCATTTAATTCTTCTACAGGCTGACGATTTTTAAATGTAGTCTTTGTTGCTTTTTTGCGAATATTCACAAGTGTTTCACGGCTTAAAAAGGCTACATCAATTTTAAAGCCCGGCATGCCAGGAAACTCTACCTCTACGCTTTTAGAGGGTACTAATAGGGATTTTAAACTAATATCTGTCATGTGAAATAATTAATAATGGGGCTAGCTTAACTAGCCCCGGTTGATAAAACTTTATGCGTAATATGTAACGTCTAATTCGTTGGTTTGTTCAAGCTTAAAGTCGGCGTTATCAGTTCCTTGAGCTGTAAAATTAATTGTAGTACTAATAACTTGTTCCGTAGCAATAGTAGGAATAGTTAATACTACGCCAGGCATATTGAGTTCAACTTTATCAGTATTACTACCACCAACAGTTATAAGCATACGAAATGCTGGATCTACATCAGTTGCACTTGCATTAAGCATATCACCTAGTAATTGCGCTGTTTGTTTACGATTAGTACTATTGTCTGAACCATCTGCAGTACCGCTACGTAAATATGCTGTTAAACTACCACTAATAGCGCGTGTACCAGCAAAATATGTAACAGGAGTATTAACTGTACCAAGATTAGCTGGTGTTAAATAGCTAACATTATTACTAATTGTTAGATTTCCGCCTGTTAATGGTAAATTGTAATATTCGTTAGTGCTAGCAGCAGCATTACCAGTTA